CAAATGATTGGTGCTATTTATTTACAACCAACTAAAACAGCAGAATTCATTATTCTAGATTTTAACGTATTGCCAACAGGAGCTACGTTCCCTAGTTAATAAGTTTAGAATCTAAATATTTATAATAGAATAAAATAAACAACAATGGCAGTATTAGATCCAAACGAAATATTTTTCACAGCATTTGAGCCCAAACAACCAAACAGGTTCATTATGTATATGGATGGTTTTCCCTCATATATTGTAAAAGGTGTAAGCGCAGTAACCTTAAACCAAGGTAAAGTGCCTCTTAACCATATTAACGTACAACGTTATGTTAAAGGTAAAACTGTATGGAACCCTATTACATTTACCCTATTTGATCCTATCACACCTTCAGGTGCTCAAGCAACTATGGAATGGGTACGTTTACACCACGAATCAGTTACTGGTAGAGATGGTTACTCAGATTTCTATAAGAAAGATTTAACCTTTAACGTATTAGGTCCTGTAGGTGATGTAGTATCTGAATGGATCGTGAAAGGTGCCATGATTGAAAGTGCTGGTTTTGGTGATTATGGTTGGGATACTGTAGATCAAGCAATAAACCTTACAATGACAGTACAACCAGATTACTGTATCTTAAATTTCTAAAAAAAATTAATATTTTTATAAAGAGAGCTTGGCTTCGGTCAAGCTCTTTTTTATATTCATATGTATACACGATAAACGTTATAGCAAATAAAAGATATGGAATTTACTTTACCAACAGAAACAATCGAGTTACCTTCAAAAGGTTTATTATATCCTGAAGGTCATCCTTTATCAAGCGGTACTATTGAAATGAAATATATGACAGCTAAGGAAGAAGATATTCTTTCTAACCAATCATATATCCAAAAAGGTACAGTACTAGATAAATTACTACAATCACTTATTATTACTAAGTTTGATTATAATGACTTACTTGTAGGCGATAAAAATGGTCTAATGGTAGCTGCTCGTATTTTAGGGTATGGTAAAGATTATAAATTTAAATATCAAGGTGAGGAGCATACTGTAGATTTATCTTTAATAGAGGCTAAACCTCTTGCTGAAGTTGTTACTCAAGCAACTATAAATGAATTTGACTTTAAATTACCATCATCAGGAGTTGATGTTACTTTTAAACTACTAACTTCTAAAGATGAAAGTGCTGTTAGCTCTGAATTAGCAGGATTAAAAAAGTTATCTCCTAATTCCCCACCCCCAGAATTATCTACTAGAATTAAACATTTTATAACTTCTGTAAATGGAGAACGAGATAAAAAAGCAATTCGCCAATTTGTAGATAACTATCTATTAGCTACAGACTCTCGTGCTCTTAGAAAATATTTAGTAGAAATCACACCCGATGTAGATTTAACTTTTTTTCCCGAACAATCCGAAGAAAAAGTATCAATACCCATTGGACTCAAGTTTTTTTGGCCTGACTTCTGATACAGCACCTCTGTATAGAAAAAATTTATTTAAACAAATCCACGAAATAGTCTTCCATGGGAATGGGGGCTATTCTTGGTCCGAAATTTATAATATGCCTCGTTGGCTTCGTTTATTTACTTTCAAAGAAATAGAAGACCATTTTAAAAAACAAAAAGAAGAATATGAAAAAGTTTCTTCTGGTGGTTCCTCAACAATGGTTGGTACTGATGGGAAAATAAACCCCCAAAACTTTTCTATACCAAACAAATCTTCTTACAAATAGGTTGAAATATTCAATATTTATTGATATATAATATTATATTATGACTCCTGAACAAAAACTTAAAGACCAAAAAGCATATAATGCATTAAAAAGAGAGGAAGCTCGGTTAGAGCAAGAAATTCTAGATGTTGCAGAGTTAAGAGGTGCTATTCAAGCTAATATTGCAGAAGCTGGTGGTCAAGTTAACAAAGTTAGAAATGACGCTTTAAAATCTTCTCGCCAACTCCAATCTATTTCAGAAAAATTACTTGCAGATGCCAGAGAAGAAGATGTATTAGGTGAAAAAGAATTAAATAATTTAATTAAAAAAGCCGATTTTGCTAGACAGAATATCGCCGAAGATATTAAAAGTGGGGCTATACAAGAAGATAATTTAAAGAATTTTGAGCAAATTTTAGAATTCAGTAAAGAATTACTTGAAAATGCAGAAAAACGTCGTGATTTAGAAAAAGGTATTACTGAAGCACAAGGTCTTTCTGGTGGTATAGCTGAAGGACTTCAAGGAATACTCGATAAACAAGGTGCTGGAAAACTAAGTAAATCTTTAGGTATAGATGATGCTGTAGCTAAAAGTAAAGAATATACAAAAAATCTTCTCAAAGGCTCAGATAACCCTGCTAAAATGGCAGGTCAACTGGGTACTAAGTTTAAATCAGTTATTAATTTAGTAAAAAACCTAGGGAAAAATTTAATGAAATCCTTGGGTCCTGTCTTTTTAATTAGTGAATTAATTAATGGGATTATAAGAGCAGATGAAGAGACTACTAAATTAGGCAAATCTATGTCTATGACTAAGTCAGAATCTGCTGACTTTAGATCCAACTTAGAAGCCGCTGCTAATGATAGTGGTAACATGGCAGTTACAGGTACTAAACTAGTAGAAAACTTTACTGCTTTAAACCAACAATTAGGTTTTATAAATAATTTTACTACTGATAATTTAGTTACTATGACTAAGTTAACAGAACAAGTTAAATTAAGTAAAGAAGCAGCAGGTGGTTTAGTAACCCTCTCTGAAGCTAGAGGTACAAATGCTGAAAGAGATTATAAAGCAACTTTAGGAGCAAGTTATGAGCTTCAAAGACAATCAGGTATACAACAAGATTTAAAAACTATTTTAGAAGGGGTAGCCAAAACTACAGGTCAATTAAGAGCTAATTTAGGAGCAAACACTGTTGAAATTGCTAAAGCCGTTACTTTAGCAGGTGAATTAGGAGGTGAACTTTCAGATGTTCAAACTGTTTCTAAATCTATATTAAATTTTGAGTCTTCTATAGCAGCAGAATTAGAGGCTGAACTTTTAACAGGTAAAGAATTAAATTTAGAAAAGGCTAGACAAGCTGCTTTAACAGGAGACATAGTAGGTTTAGAAAGAGAACTTGCTGATCAATTAGGCACATTTACTGAATTTAGTAAAATGAATGTTATCCAACAAGAAGCAACGGCTGCTGCCTTTGGTTTATCTTCTGATAAATTATCTGATATGTTATTTAAACAACAGGTGATGGGTAGAAGTGCTAAAGAATTAAGAGCAGCTGGAGAAGACGATTTAGCTAGAATGCTAGAACAACAATCAGCATCCGATAAAATGGCTCAAACTGTTGAAAAACTCCAAGCAGTAATGACTAACTTAGGTACAGCATTTATGCCTGTAATAGAAGTTTTAGGTTTAGCTTTAAGTCTTGTAGGTCTTTTAGTAGGTGTAGTAACAGATTTATTAGCTTTATTTAAAGGCGATTTTGATTTCTCAGCTACTGTGGCTTCCGCTACTTCATTAGCAGATCAATTTTCAACTTTTGGTAGTGGTAATAGTGGAGCCTCAGCTTCATCCGAAGGATCTAGACCAGGTCAATCTAGATCAGGAAATTCATCAGGTGGTGGGTCAAGAACAGATGAATTATTAGAAAAATTATTAGCAAAAGATTCTAACTTATATATGAATGATTCAAAACTAAATGATGCAATGAATACTTCAAATGTATCATATGTAACAGGATCTTAAATAGATTAAAACTTTAATATTTATAATAAAATAATACAATCATGGGATTAAAAGATCAATTAGCAAACGCAGGTTCAAACCTATCACAATGGGATGGTTCAACCCCTTCAGATATGCCTGGAGCAAACCCACAATCAAGACTTCATAAAGAATACTCGATTAATGGTAACCCCCAAATGGGTAAAAAACCTTCACCATCAACCTTAGATTTAGATGGGTTAACTCCGCCACAATATTTAAATAACTTACCTAAGTAAGATATGCCCTTAGTAACTCCACAAGGTGAACTAGAATTCCAAACTAAGTTCAAAAACCTCCCATATGGTTATGATAAACCCGGTAAAGGTGCCAATAACGGTATCTTTGGTCAACCTTTTGTAGTTAAGGATCATACTAAAGTTAAAACTGAAGAATTAGGTAGATCAGGAGGTGAGGACTTTCTCGTAAGAGGTGGTTTACTCGCCCCAGTACGTTCAGTACAGGATGCCTCACGTTTATTCCAGTTATTTACGCAAACTCCCGTTGGGCTCTTCTTTACCCTTAAACAAAATCTTTTATCTCGTATTGGT